CTATCATCTTTATTAATGTCTTCTGCTAGTCTTGCTATCTTAACTCCAATCATACAAGCTACTGCATCCTCTGGAGTAATGGGTTCTTTTAACTTCTTGTCCAAAAGAATAGTCCAAATATCTGCTATCCTTTGATGGTTCTTTTTTACTGGCCCATAATCTTTTGCTCTTGGTCCATTAATTAATTTTTCTGCTTGTTTTAAAAAGTATTCTCTATTTTTTGTCATATCTCAAACCCATAATAATTTTGTGATTCTATTAAATGTAATGTTTTTTTTGCACGAGTCATCCCCACATAAAAAACTCTATACTCAGGATCTTGATCCCAATACTGTGTGCAAGCTTTTGTGGAATCCAATAGTAAAGCTACGTTATCCGCCTCTCCACCTTTGGCTTTGTGTATTGTCGATACACGAATTCTTGGTTTTTCTGTTAAAATTTTTTCTCCTCTTCTTCGAACAGAAACTATGTATGCCGTCTCTTGTTCCGATACCTTCAACACCGATTGCCACGGTGTCTCTGAGTTCGCTTTCAACCCGCAGTTGTCTACAAGATCTTGAAGAGTATAGGTTTGATCTGACTCTAAAGAAGCCATTATCTTTCTTCCAGATTTTGTTATCATATTTGGGTGAATTAGTTTTGAAAAAGTTTTTAGATCTTCTGAAGTCAAATCTTGTTTCTTGCATAGTTTAAGCCATACCTCTATTCCATTTAAAACATTTGGGGAAATAGACCAACCAGCACCCTCTCGCCAATAAAGATGTCCATCCTCTTTGAGTCGGAGACAGACTGTATTTACTATATAATTTGTTCTCGCAAGTATTAACCATTCGCCACTTGATAAGTCTACATCAAGTATATCACGATACCAAGAAACAAATCCTTTTTCTTTTTGGGGTTGCCATTTTTTACTTTCCCTTATTTTAACTTTTCTTATAAGCCTATCTGCCATTCCATGTATATCACTTGGCACACGATAAGATTTTTTAAGGACTAATTTATTTTGACTTGAGTTTAAAAAGTCTTCTACGTTTACACCCATCCATCCATATATAGCTTGATCGTCATCTCCCGCATAAAAAATTTCTTTTGAGTTTGGAACTAAAACTTCTTTGACCATCTTCCATTGTAAAGGAACTAAATCTTGTGCCTCATCTATAATAAGAACATCAAACTTTGGACTTGTTCCCTCTTCAATAAACTTTTCAATCATATCAATAAAGTCTAATTTATTTTTCATCTTTTTATATTTTGTGTAGGTATCTTCAATTAACAATAATTGTTGTTTACTAACTGCATAATCATCAATGTTTTTTAATTCTTCTAATATTGGTATTTGTTTTACTCTAGCCATCTGAATGATAGACATATATTTATCCCCACCCGCGCCAATAGAAAATAACGGCCCCTCTTCTATATTAAGTGTTTGTGCAGATCTAAAATCTATACCCACAAGTCTACCGAGTTCATTAAAGTCGGCTCCTCTAAAAACGTCATTTGTGCTTAGTCCAAGCCATTTAAAAGCTAAACTATGTAATGTTCTAAAATATTCTAAACTTTTACTGTCTAATTCTAAGTCAAGAAAAGCACGATCTCTTGCCTCTGTTGCAGCTTTTTTACTAAAAGAAAAGAAACCTATCTTGTTTGGCTCTGTTCCTTTATGTATTTTTTCTTTAACTATATTAATTAAAGTTGTTGTTTTGCCTGTTCCAGGTGGCCCAAATATAGTTGTCTCGTTCATTTCATTTCCAACTTTCCATGACATGCTTTACAAACACATACACATTTCTCTATCTCTTTCCTCACTAACTCTGCATTTCTGTCTTGACTTATAATCTCAGATACTGCTTTCCATTTCGTAGTTGGATCGACATGATGCCATTGTAAGTTTATAGCTTTCTCATTGTATCCACACTCATAACAACCTCTAGATAATTTTAATTGATTGTTATACTCTCTCATCCTTTTACTTTTCCTCGCCCAACGACTTGTCAAAATGGTGCTTCCTCTTGTTGTAGCTCAATCGGTTTCATTTGAACTTCTCCACCAAACTCTGGTATCCACCAAACTCTTATTGTTTTTGTTTTACCTTGTGATGTTTGAAATCTTTTAACAACAGAACTATCCCCACTGTTAATCTCTTTTATTCTTTCTTGAACTTGTGCTCTTGTGTAACTGTCAAACTTACGGCTCCTCAAGAAATCCATTAAAGATTCTAATCTAAAATATGTTTTTGATTCTTCTAATTCTGTAAAAGGTTTACCCAATACAACTTCTTCAAAGCTTTGTGCTTGCACTCTTCCTGTACAATACAGTTCTAATAAAGACATGAACTGCCCTTTGTAAGTTAATTCTTCTGGTACAGCAATCTCGTTACAGTTCTCAAGCAGACCATTGACTTGTATCTCCCAATCACCGTCTTTCATCTTTGGTGGCATAAAATTTAACTGTTCCATACATGCTCTTTGAAATAATCTTGGAGTCTGTAGTTCTTCTGTTGTAAGTTCTAATCTTCGACCATCTATATCCAAAAACCAAAGACGAGGCTCTGATAAGATAACTGACAAGCCACTTATCGCAGGCATAGAGGTCATACCAATACCATGCTTCAAACCACGACAAACCCCTTGATTACAGTGAGAAGCCATAGGTTCTTCTTTACATGTATACTGATACTCTTTTTTTTCTAACGTCTGTTGTATGGTCACGATTTCGACAGCAGGAAGGGGTGGAGAAAAATGTTTTACATTTAACTCCTCCAACTGCGACTTCCAATCATTAGGTCGAGCTTTCTGTAAAAAAACACCTAACTGAAAAGCAGTTTTATTTCTGCCACCCTCATGCACTCCAACACTTAATAAAGCACGAAGACATGGTACAAATCCTGGAAACAAGTTTGCTGGCCCACCAATAGGAATGTTCATAAAATCTTTTGGTGAGCAAGTTTGTTTCTTTATTTCCTCAACAAATTCCTCAAGCGTAGCCTCAATATACTCATCTTCCTTTTGAATGACCGCATATCTGAGGGTCTTAGCATGATCAAAATAAGGAAGATTAATAAAATTACCCACATCCCCCCTTTCGACCAAAACTTGTTCTTGTTTTGGGAAAATCTCGCAACGACCATGACCCAATCCAGCAGCCACCTCCGCAGCTTTGTCACGAAAATCACTAGCATCCATCCACTCCTTAAAAAAGAAAAATATATGTGCGCCGCCACTTTTACTACGGCACACGATACATGGAACTTTAAGTTCTTTTAATTTGGAAACGAGACTATTATGGTCTAATGGATATTGATCTATGTCAAGAGCACCAAACTTACACTTGTTGTTTTCATTAATTGGTATGGCTCCAACACCTTTTTTACCGTCAAGGTGTCCTTGTATTAATTCTAATGTTAATGGTTGTCTTACAATAAATGATTTGGCTTTTTGTTTGCCGTTCATTCTTTGGTTGGAAACATCTGTTTGTCCATGGGCTTGACTAAACCCCTCAAATGCTTTTAAAAATTCTTCTGTAATATTCACTCATCACCCCAAAAAAATAAGAGGTCACACACTTGGAGGATACATGTGTGACCCCAACTTTAATTAAAACGGTGCTTCTTCACCTTTATCTGCCATTTCATCGGCAGAGGCTGCAGCCATTTTAACCTCACCTTTTCTCACACTTTGATACATGTTACGAGCCTCTAGCATCATATCTTGTATATCTTCTGTGATTTCTGTGACACGATCAAGTTTATAATTATACCATGTCCCTTGATCATTACTCTCAGAAACTGTTGTAAGTTTCCAAGCCGTACCGTAAAGAGGCATAGGTTTACCTGATGGTAAACGAATACCGTTCTTCAAAGTATTCCATCTTCTTGATACTTTTAACTGTGTTTTCTTCATATCAAGAACAGCTGGAGCCATCTCACCATTTGCACCTTTTGCAATAACAAGATGTTGATGAGTTCTTACGAGTTCATTTCCACTTGGCAATGTTTCAATCGTACCCTCACGAGTAGTCAAGTTAATATCACCGTCAGTAGGACTAAGCTCTCGAATGAAACCACCACCCGTAGAACGTAGAGCAAACTCCAAGAACTTCTTTTCAAAATATGCTGGTACAACGATAACTCCCTCATCTGCTTTGTAAATCTCTTGATTTACAGTGTTGAATATATCACCTTGTTCGGCTCCCTTAATATACAAACTGTCTTGTTTATTAAGTTGTGGTGACAATGCTTGCAGAATCCTAATAAAAGGAATCTGCATATCTTCGGTTGTAAAATTCTCAAGACCTGCACCAGAGTCCTCTTCAAGTAACTTGTCGAGTTCTGATACCACAACCTCTGTGGTCTTTTTCTGTGCAACTGCTGTGTCCATTATTGACCTCCTTTGATTACTGCACGATTACCTTGATAAACTCCGAATAGATCTAGATCTAAATCCTCTCCACTTTCTATTCTATTCTTCGCCCAAGTCTTAAGAGTCATTGGATGTATGTGAGTTTTCTTTGATGGATTCAAACCTTGCTTTGTTAAATCATCAATCACGGCTCCCGCTACATTGTCTTGACCCATACTAAATCCGACAACAACTTCATTCTTAATAATGTCACCCTCTCCAATAGAACGTAGGAAAGCAAAAGCTTCTTCTTTCCTAGCTTCAGGTATACGAGCAGACACAAACTTGTCTACGGATACTTTACTTCCATCTACTGTAAGACTCTCAACACCAAGTTCCTCCATTAATGAGGGTATATCTTCCTCGTCAATAGTGCGCTTTTTCTGTTTTAAGTCTTTTAGATATTCTTCGGTATCTTTTATTTGCTTTTCTGCATCTATTGATAACCGAACTAGAGACGAAAGGCTTTTCGTCTTATCTTCGCTAATTTCAAATGATTGAGGATTAGCAGCCTCTTTTTCAAATAGTGAAAACACATCACTCATGGTTCTTCCTTTCTTCTTTAAAGTTTATGCCCTTCGGCTGTTAAGAGTGAGAGTAATGAGTGTCGTCAAATTACTCTCACTCGGAGGTTCTTATGCGTTAACTAGCTTACCTTTTGAGTAGGCTTATTGTCAACGAGTTTTTCATATTCTCTTTTTGTGAGAAATGAAATCGTGCCGCCAACAGATCTGTCATTTCTGTCAGCTAATTCTTTTAGTTTAGTCCAAATAGTTATCGGTACTGCAACTGATTTCCATTTACTTGGATCCATTTATTATTCCCTTTCTGTTAACATTAAAGGTGAAGAGGACACAGGAGAAACCTGGGAAAGAAAACCATGCTGTAGCACATGGGAAATAAAAACCAGGAACATACCCTCTCCACTTTTAATGTCAGGGTGATCGCATAGCGCAAACCACCCTGCCACTTTCATCTTTACAAGATATAAATGAATCTATCATAGATAGTATTGTTAAATTTATATCTAATAAAACACCTATCACAATTTTACCCACTCTGTCAAATAAAAACTTATATTTTTTAATTTGTTACTTTGTGTGGTCGCATAGATCTTACTTTTAATTCGTTCTCCATCTTGCCTATCGTATTATTAAGATATCTTTTTTCTTTCGATATAGGGTGCATATACGCATAAACATTAGGGTGATCTTCGTCTAATTTTTTTCTATATATTTTCATTGATAAAACAAATAGTTCTATTTCTTTTTTACTTATTTTAAGATGCGACATCGTTTTTCCTTTCCTTTTTTAATAAGTTAAACATATACTTTTGACTTTCGTACAAAGAAGATTGCCAACTTTGTTTCATGTATTCTTCTCTCATAAAATCATTCAAATGAATTTTTTTCGTTACTTTGTTTTGAAGTTTCTCAACATTAAAGAAGAGAACTGCCTTTTGCCTCACGGCACACAGAGCCAAGATATCACAATCTTCTTTTGTATAAGGTCTTTTGTCTCCACCTTTTGATGTTGAAAAGCTATATAAATTTTTATCTGAAATAAAGGTTGCTGTCTTTACTTCTATTCTTTGTGCAACAAGTAAATTACTGTCTATTGATTTGGTTGCCACAATATCTGTTCCATCTTGCTTTACAAGATCACATTCAACACCCATCATGTTTAAACTAAAAAGTGTGAATGCTTCACCCGCCGATCCAATTAGTTTTTCGCCTCTGATATTTTTATTTATTTTGATTGCTTTCCTTCTTAAACTTTCAGCCATTCCAATACCCTTTCTCCTAAAGTTATGTTAGCTAATTTATTTTTTGACAACAATGTTTTTACGATGTGAACATCTACTGTTTTTGGACACATCAAATCAACATACAAAACTGGGTGATGTTGACCTACTCTATGTGCTCTATCTTCTGATTGAATACGAGACTCTAAGTTAAAGTCATTTGAATAATAAATAACATTTGTCGCTGCATGAAGTGTTATACCCATGCCACCTGTTTGTGGATTAGATATGAAAAATTTCACATTACTTTTCAAATTTTGAAATTTTTCAATTGCCTCTTGTCTATCTTTCATCGAGGTATCACCGAAATAATTTACAACTGTATCAGAACCATATGTCTTTTTTAGTGTCTCTGTTATTTTCATTATGTCATGTCTGAACCTAGACCATATTATTATCTTTCCATTCATCTCTTCTATTGTTTCTAATAAAACATTCATTCTATTGTTTGGAACTTCTTGTATCTCTCCATTATCTGTAACAAGATACCCACATAATAACTGTTGTAATCTTAGTAAACGAGTCATGACCTCTGGAGCAGAAACTATTTCTCCAGAGTTTAAAAGAGCAACTGATGTTTGTTTTAAACTATCATAGTGTCTTGATTGTTCTAGTGTCATGTCCACTTGTCTTGTTGTATATATCTTTGGTGGTAAATCCAAAGCTTCTTTCTTTGTTGTTCGATAAGAAAAAGGATCTATCTTATCTTTCATCTCCTCTAAATTTCTGTAACCCACAACTTGATTAAAAGAATGTGCTCCCATTCTAACACTCTTAACAACGGCATATCGTCCTTGAAATGACCAAAAAGAATTGTGTCCCAAAATTTTTGAGTTGAGAAACAAGAACTGTGAGTATAAGTCAAGAGGTGATTTTGTTATTGGCGCACCTGTTAATATTCTTTTATACTTGGCAACCTCACCAAATTGTATGAGTGCTTTTGTTCTCTTTGCCTTGATGTTCTTGATTGTAGTTGACTCATCTATCGCCAATAAAATTTTACTTCTATGTGCTACCTTTTCTAAATATTGTAACACTTTCTTTGTTGCAAAAGCCTCAACATTGACGAGAATGATCCTAAGTCTTTGTCTATCGGTAACCGATTCACGGAGCATTTCCGTTTCTTTTTTGTTTAAGTTAGCCTTCCAAACGTAAACTTTATGTCTGATACTATCGTGCATATGAATAGGTATTTCACTATTCTTCCAATTCATATACACACCTTTTGGCGCTACGATTATAGCACAATCAATTTTACTTTTTTCATATAGCCAAGCTATGTTATCAATCAATACTTTTGATTTACCACACCCCATCTCCATAAAGTATGCAAAATTTTTATGTTCATAACTTTTTTCTAATGCTTCTTTTTGATGTTGATATGGTTTAGTTTTGTACTTAAAGGTCATCTCATTTTACCTTGCTCTACTGACTTCGCCCAATCAATTAAACTTCTGTGTTCTATTTTTATATTGTAATACTTAGCAACTCTGATACCTTTTCTCATTCCTTGAGTTATTCCGTGATCTCCATACACTGCCATGAGATTAGCATGTCGATACCATTTGAATGCTCTTTTCATACCCATTGTTCTTTGACTAAGATCTTGCTCGTTCAACACCTGGGTATAAAGTAAATGAGATGCAAAAGGTGACTCACCACGCATCAAAGAATCATGGAGACATAATCTTGCATACACTGAATTTTGTTCTTGACCGAATTTTTTGTTGCCACGAAATGGCGATTCTATAATAACTAACATATACCTTCCCTTTTTTTACATTTAAATCACAGTTTTTCCTATATGTCAAACAAAAAAATTATTCGTATGTGTCCTCTGCCCAAGCTAAAGTTGAGCTTGATGATGAATGCACATGATATTTATTTCTTAACACAGTTCTTTCTTCTTTCAATGCTCTTGGATCATCTTCAAATTTTTCGCTGCACAGTTCCATTGATTCTTCTTCCGTTAAAAAAGGCCCCCAATAACCTTTGTGAGAGTCTATTCCAGTTCTTTCCAAGCGCTCCCAGTTTTCAAGCCGAGCTATCTTCTGGATCATCTCCACTGGTGTCCCAATCTGGAGTGAAATAGAATGTGAGTCCCTCCCCACTTTCCACATCTGTTTCGCTACCGCCATCGCTAGGTGGGGGTGTCTTGGGAAACTTGATGATGTTATCTCTACCTTTATTGTGTATGTTTTTTTTGTCACTCTTCTTCATCTATCTCTCCCTCTTCCACTAGCACCATGCCTTGCATTAGTCCCATCTTAGCTGTTTCCAAATAATACAGAACTTCGGCAGGGTCTTGGAATGTTGATAGTAGTTGAACTTGACCCTGTTTAGTTATGCCTGCAATAACCACTTTGTCCAACTTTGCTTTTGCCATATCGCAGACTCTTTCTAATGGCAGTTGTGTCCTTTTTAATTTATACGGAAATTTTAGAACATTGTCACTCATTTTTGTGGTGATCCTTGGCAGCAGTCCTCAACAACTGTTTTGCATATTACACATTGTAAATGTCCATGAACTTCTATTGTTTGCAAAGCCGTCTTGCATCTCGGACATAACTTACCTGGACAATGGCTCTTAGGTTCTTCGTTCATTCTCTGTCTCCTTTTTATAACATTTCATTTCCATTGAGTGTGGCACTGGTAAAGTGCTTCGTATTCCAACTGCCATTTCAAATATTCTGTTTTGACAATCTTCAAGCTTCTCATACCCATAAGGCTCAATCGTGTCGTAGACTTCCACACACTTTGGATTAGCATACATAGAACAAACTAATATTACAGCAACAAACATTCAACCCTTTACAATTCTTTTCCAACATGAAAGTAGTTCTTGTGCATAAATATCACCACCCTCTTTCTTTTCGAGATCCTCAACTGTGTCCATGACTATTCGTTCAATTCGACCAACAGCCTCGCTCCACGAAACATGGGCTCTTCTATCTATGTCTTCATCTTTTAATATAGTAGGATTCATAGAAACTCCTTTTCTTAAATTATCCCATTGAACTGCATTTCTGTCAAACACATAGTGTTTCTGTCATAATTTTTTGTGTGTAAACTTTTTTTAAAAAATAGGTGTAACACTGTAACACTGTAACAAAACGTCTGTAACCCTTACTGACACTAGAGTTTGTTGTTACACTTCTGTTACACTTGCTACACTTTATTAAGGGTCTAAGTCCGACCGCGAACATTTTTTTGCCTTTTGAATTGAAAAAATATGGCAGAAACACTATTATAGGGGTATGCCAAAAGAGAAATTTCTTACAAATCGTCAAAAAGAATTTGCTAAATTTATTGTTGAAGGTACTTACTCTAATGCCGAATGCGCTAGAAAAGCTGGATACTCTGAGGGTCAAGCTGGCAAGACTGCAAGTCTTTTGCTTAATGGAAAAGATTTTCCATTGGTTGTAGCTCATGTCAAAGAACTTCGTGAGGCTAGAGAAAAGAAGTATGGAGTTACTTTGCTCGGTCAGTTGAAGAGGTTTGCAGACCTTTCTAAAGGTGCAGAAGAAACAGGACAGTTCTCTGCAGCCGTTAATGCAGAGAAGATACGATCTGCACTTGGTGGTCTTGCGATTGATAAAAGAGAAACAAATGTTGTGCATCAATTAGATAAACTTTCTCGTGAAGAAATTATTTCCAGGCTATCTGAGATCAGAAAAGCCTATCCGTCTGCGTTCATTGAGGGTGATTATGAAGTAGTCGGAGAGGACAAGGGGAGGAAAACCCTCTCCGACAAGGGCATTGAGTAGCAATTCCCGTAATTGCCTCGTGCAATCTAACAATAAATTAAATAACATAGAAATGTCAACTGTCTTCCTTTTCAAAAAATATTTCTAAGATATCTTCAACATTATCAACAATCGCACAGAACTCGTCTTCATATTCTTCAAGACGATTTCCATCATCATCAAATCTATTGTCGATACTGCCATACTCTTCTACATAAGATGCAAGTTCTGAGTAAAGTTGCACCCATATTGGTGTTGGTATTTTAATCTTCATCTTCTTCCTCCCAATTATTAATCCAAAACATTAAATTTGTTGCATATGCTTGACCATTCAAGTCATCATTGTTTTTTATATCGTCTTTCAAATATTCTTTTATTCTTTTAATTAGTTCTTTATTTTTCATTCGAATTCTCCTCTTAATGCTAAACCTAAAAATGTAGCGTTTTGGGGACATATTGCATTCCCCAAAGCTATTAGTCGTTGTTTTCTATCTTTGTCCAATTCTGTGGATACCCCATTAGGAACTCCGTGAAGTTCACATTCAACTTCCCACCATGTACGTTGTTCTTCAAGACTTCTCTCGGTAACGATTTGTCTCTGCTCTCTTTCCATGTTGGATTGTATGATGCGTCTTTCCAATCCCTCGCTAGTGGTGTTGGATAGTTCCAAGTCTTCATTCTTGGTGGTCTCAATGTTACTCCGTCCATCATGGCTTGTGCTTGTTGTTCTGTCATTTCGCCATTCTCCACTTTCTTTCTGAAGATCATTGTCTGACCCTCTGACGCATGACCGAATCCCTTTGTCGTTGGTGTTGGGTACAAACTCATTGTCAATGGATCTACTTGTTCCCTCAAGTTGCTTGGTCTCTTTCGTCCCTTTCTGTGTCCCTCTTGCATTTTCTTCGTTGCTTGTGGACTTCGTGGTGGAAGATGATCCATTGTGTTTGGTGTCGCATACAGAGAGGTCTCTACAGACGATCCACAATCTGTCTCGTTTGTGCCAAGCACCGATTGATGAAGACGGAAATACAAATGTCCTCGTTTGGTAGTTGATGCTTTCCATTGCAAAGAGAACCTCGTCAAGTCCCAATGAGAGGTGTCCATAAACGTTTTCGTAAATGACAAAAGTGGGTCTTGTTTGTTCAACAATTCTGTGAATGAACGGAAAAATGTGCCTTTCGTCTTCTTCACCTTTCCTTTTGCCACTAACCGAAAATGGTTGGCAAGGATATCCACTTGTGAGGATATCGACTTTTCTTGGAATAAATCTTTTTGGGTCATCTGCAATCTCCTTTACATCATTATAGATTGGTACGTTTGGAAAGTTCTTTGATAGAACCTTTTGGCAATACTCTTCAGTATCACAAAACAATATGGGTTTAGATAGTTTTGCACCCTCATCTAGACCAAGTGCAAAACCACCAATACCACTACATAAATCAACATGAGTTTTATTCAAATGTTTCATCTCTACTCACCCTAATATTATTATCTTCTAAATAGTCGTTTAGATCATCATACAAAGTCAAACCAAAATCATAACCTTTATTGTAATAGTGATGAGATTGATATTCATCTCTTTTGCCATTAATTAATCCATCTGCAACACCATCTTTAAATTTTTCAATGACTTTGTGTTCTGCAAGTTTTCTTTCTAATTCAATTAAGTTCATTTTAATCCACCACTATTATTTGATAGTCTTGATTATCCTTTTGTAAATACTCCAAGGCATCTTCAAGAAATGCGTTTTTGTTAAAATATATTATCATGTCACAAACTTTTTCATCAAATTGTATGTACTGATTAATATCTATATTGTTCTCCATGAATTTGTCATGGTCATCTTTATATACTTTTTTGATTGTCATTATATTCTCCCTTTTTCAATGATTAATCTATCTATCCAATCTCCACCTTGTTCCATGTTGTCTGTATCGTAAACATAGATGTGAAGATTCTGATCAGTTTCTTTTGATTGTTCCATACGAATGCTATAAGTTTTATGTTCAAACCAAAGAGTATCGTTGTTAGTTTTCTCTGCATTTTTAAACAAATTGTTTTCATAGAAGGTTGGTCTGAGATAACCATTTAACCAACCCTCGATAGTAGGTCTGTTTTTTAATGACTCAAGATCATGACTCTCTCTTAAATCATTAAGTTCAAACAAACTCATCTGCTCTGCTTGAGTATGGTAATAAAATCCACAATGAGGACAATCTCCACTTACTGAATGAAAAGGTCTGCTCTCTTCACTTGTAAACATTTCCTCATCACAATTAGGACAATTTGTTACATCACTAAATCCACTCATGACTTCACCTTTTTATTTGATATGAATAAAAAGCCACTTCCATTACCCTCTTCATCTTGAGAAACTTGCACCTTTAAAGTTTCCCAACCTTTTTTTGTTAAGGTAAATGTTGGAAATCTACTATCGTAACCCTCATCTACATCATCAACTTCGAATTCAAAACTATCGATAGTGTATCCTTTTAATTGAGAATAGTATTTATGTTCCCATTCCATTTGTGCTTGTTCATAAGTTTTTCTGCTTTCACTTTTCATTTATTTCTCCCTTTAAATAATTATATGCGCCTTTTTCCTCAATGATCTCTTGTATTTCTGCTTGTGTTGGTAAGTTTAAGTGTGTTGCGATCTCATCTAGTTGTGCTTTTCCACTAGATGACAATCGATCATATTCCCAAAACAAATCGTCTACAAGTTTTCTAACTCTGTATATCACATGAGTTGGTATTTTATTTTTGTTCATTGTATTTCCCCTTTCATATTGACAATGTTCAAGATTAGGCACGATTACTCATGCCTAACTTTGACTATTGTACTAGAGTAAGTTCTCCAACTCTTGGCTTTTCTTTTTGGAAAAGTCTTACTGCATGACTTTCACTAATCACATATCTTTTTTGATTGTTTACACTTTCAATAATGAAAGGATTTTTTCTTGCTCTAGATTTGTACCCCCACAATTTGTAGTTGTCTTTACCCTCTTCTGCAATTTTATCTAAATCAAGATTAAGATATTGCGCCATGTTTTCTAAATCTTCTTGCTCTTTAGATTTACCTCCCTCAGTAAGTAACTCAAGTTGAAACTTTGCTCTATTACTTGAATAACTGCAGTTCCCCAAGGTAAGAGTAATGTTTAATTCTTCTTCAACTTTACTCAACTCCCCTTGAATTTTAGTTCTTATTCTTCTTAATAAATCTTTGGTTAAGTTCATAGTTTTTCTCCCTTTTCTAAAACTTTATCCATTAAGTTAAAAACGACTTGCACATCATCTGTACTTAACTCTTCCATAAATGTGTCAAGTCTACCCTTGAGTAAATTGTCGAT